AGCCGAGTCGAGGCGCGGTGCGCGGCGGGTAGCCGAGAGGAGACGCATTGCGTAGTAATAAACAAATCGTTGAGTTGAGAAGCATTGCGCGGCGTAGAGTATCGCTGAGGTTCGTTGCGCCGAGAAGCGTAGATAACAAACAAATCGTTGAGTAGAGTTGAGGGGCCGAGAGCCGCGTATCGATTCGGCGCGTTGTGATAAACAAATCGTTGAGTAGAGTTGAGGAGCCATTCGAGGCGAAGAGTAAAGCTGAGTTGAGTAGCGGTGTGAATAAACAAATCGTTGAGGAGAGTGGCGGGGTGCTGCGTTGCGTTTCGTTAAGGTGCGATTCGCAAAGCTGAGTTGCGCTGATAACAAACAAATCGTTGAGCGGAGTCGAGGGGCGGGGCGAAGAGAAGCGATGCGTTGATAACAAACAAATCGTTGAGTTGAGCAGAGTCGAGGGGCGCAGCGGCACGCCGAGCAGCGGTGTAATAAAACAAAGTACCGCAACGCATGGCATTGTGATATGCGTTGCGGTTAATCATTAGTTTGTCCAGTTAAACTTTTTAGCTGTGAAGCGTCCGTTAATTCCGCCTTTTTCTGGACGGAACCTGCCTATGCCAATGCCTTTTCCTGCGGCGTTAAAGACTTCTTCGAACACTTCTCGTGTTATTGTGTCGTCCATTATGGTGAAGGACGCTTCTGTTTCCCATTTGTAAATGATTGGGAATGAACGCCAGACGCGTTTTCCGGAGCCCCTTACGCCGTCTGCGTTGGCGTTGATGCGGACTTTATCCACGTCTTCTTTGTGTACGCCGAGTGGCGCGTCTTCTAGGCAGATCACGTCTGCTTCGAAGTATTTTGTGAAGGTTGCTTTACCGCGTCCCGGTATTTGCATACCGAGTTTCTTTGCGGCGGCGGCTAGGGAAAACTTAAAGGCCATTGCTGGTATGACGATTTCGCCGTTTGCCCGCGTGGTGCATTTTTCCCGCCACGTTCTGATTTCATAATCGTCTGGTCGTTCTTTGGGCAGCTTTTCTGCTTCGTGCATTTTGGATTGTGAGTAAGGCGAGTCGCCTTGGATTGATACGGTCACGTTTCTCATTTTGTTCTCCTTTTGAGTTGAGTGTTATTTAGATAAAAGATGTATAGGATAAAGTCAACCCTATAAATACAAAAAACCCCAGACTGCCTGAACAATCTGGGGCGTATGTTTATTGGAGAACAAACATCAATATCTCATGAGGAGATACACATTACATACGCGATAATATGGGAGTGGTCAAGTTTTCTCGTAATGTTTTTGCAATTTATTTTGTACGGACTTTAGTTTGCTGTATTGGTCGAACATGAATCGCAGTTGACCGCTGATTGTTCGTCCTTCGATAACCGATAAAATTTTTAGTTCTCGGTATACTTCTACCGGAACGAGGACCGATTTCCATTTAGTTGTATCCATGTTATGCGCCTTTGTAAGAGTTTGTGGGATTATATACAACAAGGCGCTGATACACAATAAAAAACCCCCGCTAAATAAGCGGGGGAGTTAGAGAAGCAAAACATCAAGTCGCTTCGCCCCATGACGGACCTATTTCAACGTCACAAAGGCTAGGCACCTCTAATGGTACAGCATTTTGCATTATGTTTGCAACCTTTTCTGCCTCTTTTTTGGATTTAACAGACATAGCCAGTTCGTCGTGAATCTGAAGCATTGGCAGATAGCCTTGTTCGCACAAGTCCACCATAGCTTGTTTGGTCATATCCGCGGCGGACGCTTGGATCAGCCTGTTCAAGGCTTTGTATGTGTAAGCTCGAACGATACCCCCAGTGTGTCCATACTCTAAGATAGCTTCTTGATAAGGCATGGCCTTGAACATGCCGAAGCGTTTTGGTTCCCAGAGGTCGAACCGACACTTTCTGCCCAACAGAGAGCGCACATGGCCTTCGCTGTCTCTTCGTTGTAGGTGGTGTTGTACGCCTTGCATAAGTTCTTTCACGAAGGGCACTCGTTCGTGGTATTGGTTGATTAGGTTTTTGGCTTGTTCTTCTGGTAGGTCGAGTTCGACGGATAGTTTACCTACGCCCATACCGTACATAATACCGAGGTTTACGGTTTTGGCTTGTTTGCGTGGAATGTCCGCCATTTCTGCCACCATTGTGTGGAAGTCTGTGCGTGGATCATCTCTGTAGCTTCGTACAAACTCTTCAACGCCGCCGAGTTTTCTTTTTTGTGAGTTCCCGTAGACTTGCGCATAGTGAACCAAGATGCGCGGTTCTTGTTGGGAGTAATCGATAGCGGCCCATTGTTCGCCTTCTTCTGGCAGAAACAGGGACCGGATCATGGGTCCTATCTCGGGGTCACGGGCGGGGATTTGTTGTAGGTTTGGGTTGTTCATGGAGAAGCGTCCGGAGACAGTTCCTCCGGAGTCTGATCGGATTTGGTTGATGTGACTGTGTATACGTTTGTCTTTATTGCAGAAGTTCAGGATGTTGTTGATAAACGTGCCGGATGTTTTGTTGAGGTTCCGTGCTTGTACGATTAATTTAGGTAACTTATCGGGATGTTCTGACAAGAATTTCTTTGTGAAGGACGGGGAGCCCTTTTCTGTTTTAAAGTATTCTATGCCCATTTTATCGAAGGCTTTGGCTATGGATGCTGCGGCCCAGATTTCTATGTCGCAGCCGGAGATGCGTTTTATTTCTTTATGGATTTCTTTTTCGCGTTTTAGGATCGCGTTCCGCGTTATTTCTGCTTTGTCCATATCGACGCGGATACCGCGCCATGTCATTTCGACAAGGTTTGGTAGCAGGTCAAGTTCGAGTTTGGTTACTCGTTGCAGGTTTTCTTTTTCTATTTTTATGGACAGGTAGTTCCAAAGCTTCAATGTGATTTCAGCATCGTTCTGCGCGTATGGCCCTACAAACATAGCGGGCATCTTCCACATTTCTGCTTTGGCGTCGTATCCAAACGATACGGCGGCTTCGTTAAGTAGCCTTTCAGACTTGGCTATGCCTAACAGTTCGTAACATAAGTTGTTTAAACTGAAGCTTCTGCGGTTTTCATCAAGCAGGGACGCTATGACCATTGTGTCGATCACACGGCCTTTTACATCAAAGCCCATGCGCTTGATCCAGCCGAGGTCGTACTGAGCGTTGTGCATGACTTTATCTGCGGGGCATTCGAATACTTTTTTCAGCCAGCGGTTGACTACTTTCTCGTCTATATTTCCGCCGCCTTCGTGCCGTATGGGTAGGTAGCCGGACCAATCGCCTGTAGCGATAGCGTATCCTACTACTTCGCCGTCACCTCTAGCCCATCCGGGGCCCATCTTTTTAAGGTTCGGGTCTTTTGTCTCCACGTCGATGGAGATGGTTTTGACCTCAGTCAGGTCGGGTAGTTCTGCGGGCGGCACCCATTCGGATGACAGGGACGCGCTGCCCATTGTAAGGTTACTCAATTTTTTCTCCTGAGAAAGAACCGCCTATAGCGGAGTATCCACACTTGTCGGTCCAAGAGTCTTTGTGGTCCAAGCCGTGTAGCAGTCTGGCGGTTTTGACCCAATCCATCATAAGGGCAACGTGTTGTCGAGTTATCTTGCCGTGGTTTTTGTATGCGGCGGTTGCAATTATGTCCCATCCCTCGGCTATACGGTCGAAGTTTTCTAGCGCATCACCGTAGTCTTTTGCTCTGTCGCCACAAATTAACTCTGCACTTTTTTTAAGGAAGTCTTCTTTTTTCATTCGTAGACCTTTCCATCGGGGGTAACTTCTTCTTTAGGAAGGTAGACCAATACAAGAGATTTGCATTTTGGACAGGATAGGTTGGTTTCCATGACATACTCTTCGTGGTCCTCACAATCGTGATCCCCGCCCCAAATCAATTCGGTTCTGCAATGCCAGCAATTCATATGTCGTAGCTCCGAGTAAGGTTTTCTGCTTCTATTATAAACAGTTTTTCTCGGGTTCGGGTAACTGCAACGTAAAAAACTCTGTGCATATCATCTGGTTTAACTCGCATGTCTCTTTCTGCCGAGGCACTAATGTCGGAGAATACAACTACGTTATCGGCTTCACCACCTTTTGAGCCATGTATTGTGGACACAACTATTCTGGGTGCGCCATTGAATTTCTCACCTCGTCGTAGCAGGGCAGTAATGTAGGCCCGTTCCTTTTCTGGCAGACGGTCCATAGCTAGGCTCCAGATCATCTCGTCAGTTGCAAGCAGGCCGTGTTTTTCTTGCAGGTCTTTCAATGTAAAAAACTCATCGTCTTCAACGCCTGCCAGCTTTTTAAAACCACGCTGTATTCTTTTGCAGGAGTTAATTGAATCTTTGGCTGACATATATTCGTAGATGTTTCGTGCCGTAAGCCCCGACACGGCTTTGCCTTTACGCAGTTGCTCCCAGCCGTTTACCGCGTCACTTATTTTAGCGGAGATGGACCGTGAGCCGCGGTATTCGAACAGGAATCCGGAGGATTTTAGCGTTTCTGCCACGTCTTTCAGCATGTATCCCGCGTGCGCTAGTATGAGCCAAGAGCCTTCTGAGAGGTCTACGTCAGAGAAAGACCTGTAGTAGTTTGTTTCTCCCATAGTGTGGCGGGGTTCGTAGTTTTTTACGACGCGCCGCTGTATTCTTTTTACGATGCGTTCTGCTACTTTGTGAACGGTGTAGGGTATGCGGTATGATTGGCTCAGTGTATCTGATCCGCCGTCTAGGTTTATAAAGGCGTCCACGTCGGCTCCGGCCCAACGGTAGATAGCTTGGTCATCATCTCCAGCTACATACATTCGTTTGGAGCGTTCATCTAACAAGTGTGCTATGTCCCATTGCATAGGAGAGAGGTCTTGTGCCTCATCTACAAAACACAGGTCGAAGTGCGGACAGAAGTTAATTCCTTCTGTGGCGAATATCTCTAGCATGTCGGTGAAGTCGTACATCTTGCGTTCGCTCTTGTACGTGGACAGGCAGTTGTTTACGTGGGCTACCGTGTGCCACGGTGTTTCCATCTCGCTTTGGTTGTATTGCTGACGTAAGGGCACCTTTCTTAGGCGGGCCAAGCTGATTAATCCGAGGATGGGGTTTGATGCTTTTATAACGTCGGGCAAGTCTTCATCGAAGCTAACCTTTGACGTGGCGGTTAGCCTTATTCCTGCGGCATTGGAGATTTCTTCGTAGTGAGAGTGCTGCATTACTTGTGCGGGGCTAATGTCGGACAGATTTAAAGCCAGACTGTGCAATGTACGAAAGAAGTACAGGTCCTTTTTGGCATCAAGATTAAATCGGCTTGCGGCACGTTCTCTGGCTTCTTCAGCGGCTTTTCGGGTGAATGCAAGAAACGCAATTTTTGTTGGTTGAACGCCGCTCCGGAGAGCATCGTCTACCTTATTGAGTAGCGTCGTTGTCTTCCCCGTTCCCGGGGGTCCGAATATTCGATACATTACCTGTCTCCCGAAGGTATATTTGATGGACACGTTGTTTGGTAATTCCAAACCATTTAGCTATTGCTGTTTTAGTTACCTTTTGTTCGTCAATAAGTCGGACAATTTCTTTGTTTCTAAGCTCTTTCAAAACGGGCTCTCCTCTGTCTTAAAGTCGGGCGTTGACAATTCTATATCACCGTTTTCAAATGCTGGCACCTTCCATAGGCGCACTACTCGACCTTTTATTTTAAGTAAGCAGCTTTCTCCGGTCACCTCGCGCAGACGCTGGGCAATCTTGTGGGACTTATATTCAAAAAACTTATTCTTCTTTAAAAACCCTTCAAAGTCCTTGAGCCTAAAGTAAGTATACTGCCCTTCCTCATCCGTCCACGGACGGCGAAGTAGTATCTCTTCCCTGTCTTTGGCCTGTTGCATGTGGCTACAGAACTCTTCTAGGAAGTCATAGAACTGACCGCCCACCGAGGCATCAGCGGACACTTCAATAATTGCGCTTTGGTTTTCTGCCATTTCTCGCATCATAGTTCCTATGCGGGCTTCCCATTGCACCTTGGCTACGCTCCGTGGCATGAAGTTAATCTGCTCCATGCAGGCTTTTTGAAACAGGGTCTGGTTCATAAGAGCGTCTGTATCTAATTCGACCGGTTCACTGTTTACATCCATAAACCACACGGGCGGTGTAGAATTGTATTTACGCAGGTTACCGATTGCGGCGCTTTGAGCCGCGGCCCCTATGCCATACTTCATGGTTTGGCATAGTTCTTTATTGCAATGAGCGTTTATAGGCGCGTCAGAACATTTGTAAGAGTAATCTTTTTTGCCAACTTGCTTTGCAACTACGTTAACTTCTGGCAGCGGTAGCGGCGGGTCAAGAAACTGCATGTTGTAGCTAAGTATTTCTGTCTCCCAACTATCCGGAAACGCTTTGCGCAGATAGATGCCTATGTTGTATAGGCCGTTGTTTCTGCCCCCTTCGCTAATCAGAACCTTTGTCAGATGTTGTAAGCAGGGTGGACCGTCAGCAAGTGGGCCCTTTATCTCTGCCTCGGTCATCTGTAGCTTTTTGATTTGTTCTAGTGTTTGCACATGCGCGTCGTACAGGCCAAAGAACTCTTCAAGTGTAGCGGACGTGCCGTCATCCAAAATGCCGTAGCGAAGTCCGTCTTCAACGTTGTAGTATGGCAGGTTTAAAAAGTTGCCTACGTCTCCGCGGTCCAAGTGCAGTTTGACTTGCTTAGGAAATATTTCGCTGCCCCCATATCCTAATACGGCGGCAAGATGGGTAAGCACCTTTTGCATCTCTCGGGCTTCTACCCATTCTTTCATAAACAGGAAGCAGTGTGCGCCGCCGGACTTTGATCGACATACGACCAGTGGCAGTTTTAAAGACCGTATTTTTTCTATAAGTACTTTGTGGTCTAGCGGGTACTGGTCAACGTCAATGCAGCCCCATTTGCAGTTGTTATCCTCGTTGATTGGAATAATGCCTACGGACGTGCCTTTGCCGGACAGGTGACCTTTCCAAAGTTTCGTGGTCCGTGGTTCTTTGACGATAGAGGCTTTGCCTGTATTTTTACCGTTGGATTGGGTTTTCTCTACCTTATACGTGCCGTAAGCCTGTTGCAGGCCATCGAAGATGGCAGAAAACTTTTCTACAGACATGGAGATTCCTTTGAAAAAGGTGGGCCGCAACTATTGTTACGGCCCAATGAAACTTAAAACGGCACTTCGTCTTTAAAGTCAGGCTTGTCAGCCTCGTCGCTTTGGTGTTTCACAACCACATCCCCTGAAGCAATGCTTGCGCGGAACTCACGGGCTCTTATGTATAGGCCCTTATCTTCTACGGGACCTATGCGTGACATGTCCCAATTGTGCCACTTGCCTTTACTGTTTTCTTCCGAGACAGATTTAAGCAGGTAGACAGAGCTAAAACGGGGTGGTGTGTAAGGTCCGTTTTTGCCTGTCATTGTAATGGAACTCATCATGCTGTTCCATTTGCGGCTCTTTTTAAGCCCCGTGCTTTTCATCGCGATTAGCGCGGTTTCGGCAGAGCCGTCTTCGTTAATGACGATAACGAAGTGTTGGTGGGTTTCTTCGATGTACGATCCGTCACCGCCAATAACCATGTCTTTGTTGGTTTCACGGTCACGTTCGAACGGGGGTAGTTTGTCTGTTGGTTCGAAGACGGCGATAGGAGCGCCTGTACCCGCCCCTCTAGGGGCCCATTGAATAAACCTGCGCTGGTAGACGCAAGGTATCACCTTAACCCCGTCAGCGCCTCTGTGGACGCTCTGTGACACGGTATTGTAGA